ACCCTCCTCTTTGGGCGTGTTAATCACCTCATTAAAATATGTTTTAAGGCGGTTCGTGATCGAGTTTTTGTGGAAGTTATTGTTAGCAAATACAAAACGTTCAGTAGCGTTATCCTCGCTGTCAAAGCACCCCCATACATCTTCAGTAATATAATCTACACTTTCACGCATAATACGGTCGTTGTGGATAGACTTCTTGCTATCCACATCATCTACTACTATATAGTCGGGGCGCTCAGATTGTTCTCGTGCCCCTCGCGGGTTTTGCCCAAAACCAAGCGACATAAACCGAACCCCGTCATTAGTAACAAACGAACCATCCGACCAGTCCCCCGCCGATGACCTCTTGCCGTAATCATTCTGCAAGCGATTATTGTGTTCCAACTGTGCCTGTATGCCCGACAGCAGTTTCTTAGCTTTAGGTTCAGTCTCACCTACCAAAAGCATAAATCGCAAATCACCCTTAGCAAAGTACAAGTACAGCGGTATCCCCATATCTATATGCACTGACTTCCCCGCCGAGCGGTACATCTCGGCAAGCAAGCGTAGGCGTTTATTGCCTACTATCAGCTTAGCCAACTGGACGTGAAACCACGCACACTTCTGTTTGGCATAGTTAGGAAAATAGTACTCAAACCAGCGCACATAATCACCCTCCAAGTTCTTAATACGAGCCGCTTTCTCTTTGGCTGTTTCGTGTATATTTACCGAAGTAGCCTTAGCAATCAGCAGGCAATGTTTGTCGTAATCAGCTAAGAGTTTAGCGTATATCTTATCGTTCTTGCTCATTTTTTACTTTTAGTTGTAAGAATTGTTTGTGATACTTGGTACATTGAGCGGCAAAGCCCGCATCCTGTTGTGATATAAACATATCCAGCTCTTTCAGGACTTTATATACAGTAGTAGGGTCTGCCTGCGTTTCGCACCTATCCAATGCTGCCATTAGTTTACCTACATCAGATGCCGAAAAAGTAGGCTCTTGTCCATTCATTACTCTAATAGTCTCGGCTTGTAGCTTCTGTTTGATAATAGTAGGCGAGGCGTGGAAGTTCAGACGCTTGTCCTCCCAATCGTACTTCTTTACCCACTCGCCAATAGTAGCAGGGCGTACTCCGTAGAGCTCCGCCACTTCTGCTTGGGTAACCTCAATATTTTCAATGTAATATTGTTCAGCCTTAATACGTGTTTGTTCTTTTGTTTTTGCCATTTTTTTGTGGCAAAATTCCTACAAATAAGGCAATTAGAAAACAAGTTGTTCAGTCCTTGAACAACTTTGTTCAAAGGGTGAACAAAACTGTTCAGTCCTTGAACAACTTTGTTCAAAGGGTGAACAAAACTGTTCAGTCCTTAAACAACTATTTGCATACCCAACAGAAGCTCACGAATTTTGCCCCGAAAATGATTAACAAAAAATGAAAGCCTATGCCTAAATTTATATTGAACGATGAAGCAGTGGTCAATTCGCACGGCTTTCGGATACTTACCGCAGGAATTGACCTAACACGCTTCAAACTCAATCCTGTAATGCTTGACGGACACATTCGTAGTAATCAGACCGTAATAGGAAGCTGGAAAGACATTACCATTGAAGAGGGTAAACTTTTTGCCGAACCTTTGTTTGATATGGAAGACGAAAATGCTAAACTCATAGCAGGAAAGGTTGAGCGTGGGGTTATCAAAGGGGCGAGTATGGGAATATATTTTTCAGAAAAGGATTTATCATATAAAGATAATGTGGTAACCCTTACAAAGTGTATCCTTGCTGAAGTCTCTATAGTAGCCGTACCGAGTAATGCTAACGCCTTGCGCCTACATATGAATGGTAAAGAACTTACCGAAAAAGAAATAAATGAGCTATGCCTATCATTGGCAGATAAAACAATTAACACAGATAACAATATGAAGTTACAACTTACACAATTAGCCTTAGTAGCTTTAGGTATGAGCACCAGCACTAAGGAACTATCAGCAGACGAAATAGAGTCTGCTATCTTGGCACTTTCTAAAACACGAGACGAACTGCAAGAAAAACTCACTCTTTCAGAAGAGCAGCTTAATGCTTTTGTGAATAAAGAAAAGGCACAAAAAGCAGCCCTTACTGTCCAAATGCTTGACGAGGCAGTAAAAAGCGGTAAAATCACCGCTGACAAACGACAAACATTTGCTGATTTAGCGGCTAAAGATTTTGAGTTGGCAAAAGCTACATTGGAGGCTTTGCCTGCTAAAAAGAACTTTAGCACAGGAGTAACTACACCTGCAGGAACTACTGGCGTAGCTACTATGGATGACTTTCAAAAACTCTCCTTAGATGAGAAATTGGCTTTCAAAAACGGCAACCCTGAAGCCTACCAAAAATTGGTTGCTTCTATTTAAAACCGTAGCTCAGCAAACAGTTTAAATAATATTTAAAAACCTTTTAAAACAGAATTAACTATGGCAATGAATTTTCCAGAAATATGGGAGGCACGTGTACGACAAACCCTTTCACAAGGAGCCGATGCTGACTTCTTGGACGGCGTGCAAGAACTCGATGGTGATGTAACCCAAATGGGCGAACACAATGTGATTCATATTCCTACAACCGAGTTTGAACCCGAAGTGCTCATCAACAACAGCACCTACCCCCTCGCTATCCAAGACTACACCGAAAGCGAAGTCGTGGTAAAATTGGATAAGTACCAAACCAAACCTACTAAGGTTACCGACGACCAAACCATCGGAGCAAGCTACGACAAAATCGATGCAGTAACCCGTAGCCACACTAACAAAATCAATGTACGCAAGTACAAAAAAGCACTACACGCTATTGCTCCAGACAAAGATACCGCTGCTACCCCAGTCCTCACCATTGCAGGTACTGAATGTACCTACAACGACATTGTAGCCCTCAAAGCAAAATGTGATAAAGCAGGATGGCCTCTCAAAGGTCGCCGACTTGTCTTGTGCTATGACCACTACAACTCCCTCCTTAAAGATAGAGAACGTTTTGGCGACCAGCTTATCAACTATCGCAACGGAAAGACAGCCCCAGTGATTGCAGGCTTTGAAATCAAAACCTACGAACAGCACCCTCACTACAATGCCGCAGGACAAAAAATCGCTTTCGACCAAGTGCCTACAAGTACCGATAAACCCGCTTCAGTAGCCTTTGTAGTAGATGCCGTACGCAAAAAAACAGGGCTCACTAAGCAGTATTATTCCGAAGCCAAACAAGATACCCAAAACCAAGCAAACCTCTTGGCTTATCGCCACTACTTTATTGCTTTGCCTTTGGAGAAAAAGTACATCGCTGCACTGAAATAATGTTTAACCCAAAAAGGAGGGGAAGCCTCAGAAAAGCCCCAAAGTAACTCAATTAGCACGCTTTTTCTGCAACCTTCCCCCCTTACTAATAACACAAACCCTATGGATACCATATTCAATGATAACCCCAATTTAGATGTAGCCTACAAAACCGCTGACGGCAAATACTTCTACACCGAAAATGGCGCACAAAACCACGCCCTAACCCTCAAAAACCAAGAGGTAAAAAAAGTAGTACGCACAGAAGATGCAACAGAAAAAGAGGAAGTAAAAAATGAGGTAGTTACTGAAACACAGAAGCCTCAAACAGTAGAAACCATTGAACCCTCAGAGCCTTCAGAAAACATTGATAGTTCAGAAGTTTCTGACAATCCAGAAACCCCAGAGCCTTCAGAAAGCTCAGAGCCCTCAGAAGAAACAAAGCCCAGCTTTGAACTCAAACCTAAAAACTTTAACAAACGCTAAACAATGAACGGAGTAAAATTCATAAGAAAAAATGGTGGCTTAGGGCGTGAACTCGCAGGCGAAGACCATATCTCTGGGCTCATCGTCTATGGTGAAAAAGCTGTTGCCCCTACCTTATTGCTTTCAGTAGAGGAGCTAAACGGCAAGGGAATTTTCCCCGATACAGCTCCTGTATTGCACTATCATATAACCGAGTTCTTTCGTATCAATGAAGGAGCAAAGTTATACGTGCAATCGGTAGCAAGTGCCGACGGTAATTATACCGAAGTAAAAACCCTGCAAGCATTCGCCCAGGGCAAACTCCGACAAATCGCCGTTTGCGACTTCAAAACCGAGCTTTCGGGCTTAGACAACGCCCTTAGCAAGCTGAACGCTATCGGCAAGGAGTTAGCCAAACGTATCACCCCTGTAAGCCTATTGTATAGCTTTAAACTCAAAGCCGAAGATATTGCTAACCTCCCCGATTTGCGCACCAAAAGTGCCGAGCTTGTGAGCGTAGTGATAGGTCAAGACGGAGCAGGGCGTGGGGCTTATATCGCGCAAACTACCCCTGCAGTGGGTTGTATAGGAGCTGCCCTTGGAGCTATTTCCAAAGCCAGCGTACACGAAAGCATTGGCTGGGTAGAGAAACAGAACTTAGTAACTGTTGCTT